CAGCCATACGCATAAAGCCATTCATCAATGTCTGTGTATCATCCATGTTTTCAGCAATACCTACACCAAACAGACTGTAAGGGTTTAGCTCATAAGGAACAGCGTAGTAGGGAATAGTAGAAGGAGTAAATGGATTCATAACTAATCGCAATACTTGATTATTACAGGTCCAGATGTTTACACTAACTTGATCTAAATCCTTCATTTCTTTTGGTACATCAATGTCATGATTCTCTAACATCTCAGTGTCAATCATACCCCAAAACTCAAGAACCTCAAAGCGTTCTGCTTTTGACTCTTGGGCGTCATCCTCCATTGCCTGTTCCCACCACTCTTTTACGTAGTTTTCTCCATAAGAGATAGCAGTATCAATAGCATTTTTTCTAAAGAAAGGACGTTGTTTTAGTCCACGAATCTTACTACGAGACATTTTGTGACGTTCTATTACATACTCAGCTTCATCCATATTAGATGCATCAGGATCAGGATAAAAATTCCAAAGAGATACACTAGCTGTATATGGTACTGTTTTTATAGTAGGGGAATATTCACCTGAGTCTGTCCAATTAGGATATTCTTTATCTACCGCAAAAGGACCTTTCATAACGCCAGTACCAAACAAAGCAGCTTCAAATGCAGCTACACGTAATTGTTTATTGGCGTTAGACTCTTCTAGCTGATCGTGTATTTTCTTTTCCATCTTTTTAGCTGCAACCATTGCAGGATGAAAAGTAATAGCAGTGGCAGTTTTTCCTGGACCTTCTTTTAAATTATCCATTACAGGGGCAAGTGTACTTTGTAGCCCTGCAAGACGTTCTTTAAATTGAGGTGTGGTTTCGCCCGGTTTTAGTTTCATATCTTCAGGAGAAGCTTCTTGTGCTTTTTTAAGTTTATCATCAGCCTCAAAGTGTACTGCTTCTTCTACACCTTCAGGCAAAGTAGTAGGGTCAACACTAATAGGAAAACGGTGATTTCCAAAGAGTACTTCTACAATCTGTCCATATGCGGCAAGAACTTTTGTCTTAGTAACCTTAATAAATACCTGAGACTTTTCCGTAGAAGTGAATTGTACATCAGGTCCATAAATACCCCTATAGTTTTGATAAGACTTTAGCCAACGATTTTCTTCTGTTTCTCTTGCATCAGAAGCTTTACTATATTTTTCACGAACGTAATTATAAATATTACCAGACTTAGGGTCGTTATACGCAGACTCTTTTACATCCTCAATAGCTGAAGATTGCTCTGATTCCATAGAGTTCTCAATATAGTCTTCTTCCATAATATTTCCTTAATATCCGAATGTAGGGTCTGCTGCTTGAAACCCAGAGTTTTGTGTAGAAGGGTCAAAATCAAACAGACTGCTTCTAGGTCTTGTCATTATACCGTAACGTAATGCATCGTACAAGTGGTCTTCTGCGTGTGTGTCCACATCTTCAGGGTTGTTCTTGTCTAAGGGTAATGCAGGTATTTGACTGATAGTGTTAGTACAAGTTTCAAAAAATACTAATCTAGGTTCTTCCGTAAAGTCATCTACTTGTAAACGTCTGTGTAGTTCGTTTTTACCTGCTACCCTAGAGCCTCTGGACCTATCAGAAGGTCTCCATCTACAACCCTTCATAATCATTTGTTCAGCAAGAGATGGGCCAGTATCACCACGATTATGCCACAAAGAAGAGTCCAAAACTCCATACCGAATCTTTTCACCTTCTTCTACTTCTAAAATCATATCAGCTAGGTCAGTAGCTATGACCTTTGAGCAATACATTTCTCTATAGACTACAAGCTGTTCGTCAGGTGCTACAGCAAACCATACTACTCCTGTGTAAGAACCATAACCATAGTCACACGCTCTAAACTTTGCCCAACTACTAGGTATCTCATAAGGCTCTACTACGTGTACGTTACGGTTCCACTCAGGAAAAGCAGCACCCTCATTTACATCCCAGTTACCTTCAAGCAGTTGCTTACGTTGATGCTCAGGTAGAGACAGCAGATTAGCTTCATACATACCATCGTCAGCAAGGTAGGGGTTATCAAACAAAGTAGCAGGAATAAACCTACGTTTAAATAAAGGTTCACCTTCTCTTGAGTGTCCTTTAGGCCAAGCTATAACTTCTTGTGTTTCTGGATCAGTGGCGTCAAAGCTAGTATTATGCGGTGCAGGGTCTACAAAAGTTTTCTTAACCCATTGATGACCTGCTCCTCCGGGATTTGTAGTTCCCCTTTGATAAAGATCAAGTCCACTGTTCTTAGTAGTACGTAGTCGTGACCTCATATAATTCCAAGCAAAAGGTGTAGGCCATTGGGTAAGTTCGTCAAAACCAATCCAGTTAAAAGCTTGTCCTTGATACCTAGAAACATCATCATCCCTATCTAAATAACTTAACCATAAAGACGCACCAGAAGGAGCTATCCAAGTCTTTTCTCTTTCTAGAAACTTAATTCCCGGAATTGCTCTAGGATATAGTTGCTTTGAAACAGATATAAGTTCTCTTAGTTCCTCTGTACTTCTGCGGACTAAAAGTTTATTAGACAGAGGATTGTTAAAATACCTAACAGGATCAGCCAACATAGCAAAAGACTTACCCCCACCTGCTGCTCCTCCATATAAAACCTCTTGTTCTGAAGCTGAAAGAAAATCTGTCTGAGGGCCGGGATTAGCCTCAAAGATAACTTCTTGAGCCTTTTCTATTTCAATCGGCTCTGGCAGTACTGTCGCTGGAACTGTCTTCGGTTTCTTTTCTAATTGAACCGAATCTTTCTTCTTCAAGACGCCTCGCTTTTGCTTCCGCTTCTTTGTAGCGCTGGGCGTAGTACCGTGCATTTTCAGCGTCTGTCTTACGTTTTCGCTCAAGTTTTACTCTTTTCATTAGTCCGACATGAGAGATTGATCTGCCGGTTTGTTCGCTTAACCAAATTGCAACATCCCTGTAGCTGTATTGCTTAAGATGTTTCTTTGCTAGTTCTAGTGTTTCTAACTCCTCAGTCAGAGGTAGTAGTATGTCTTCATCATTAGGGTCTTGCTCGTAACCAAAAGGCACTACCCTGCCTACACGGACGACAGGAAACCATTGAAGGCCACTACTTAGTTTCTCTGGTGGAGGTAGCCTCCAAGTCTTATTAGTTTTCATTTTTAGCTGGTAAAATAAATAAAGGACTTTCAGCCTTTACTTCTATCTTATCTGTTTTTACAAATCCTGCACGATCTAGAAAGTCCTTAGCTACTGCTATCTTTTCTTTATTGCCTAGCTGTGTAGGGTCATTAAATACTTCCATCATACCATATGCAACACGTGTACCAGAAGAAGCAATGTAACGTTTAGTAGCTTCATAGATTTCATCCTGAAGAACACCTGTAATGGTTGTAGAAGATACAGAATCTGCATAACCAGCAAGACGTTTAGCCTCTACAGGATTACCCTTAGCTTCCTCAAATAAAACATCTATAAACTTCTGCTGTTTTTCTGTAAGTTTTTTCATGTCATCTTTCTGTACGGTTTCGCAGCCTTAGCCGCTTTTTTAGGTTGCTTAGAGAACTGCTTACCTTTTGCTGTATCCGCTCTTTTCTTTGCTGAAGATGCCGCATACGTCCCAGCACCCATAGCCTTAATAGCACTAGCTGGCAAGTAACGCTCTCCTGTAGCCTTTGGGCCTTGCGTAGAAGGTTTGCCACTCTTAGTTCTCCAATCCTGCTTAGTCCATGAATTAAGACTCTTTTGGCTGGCAGCTAATCCACCCGTATTCATCTTCACGGGTTTCTTTGCTTTTGCTTGAGCAGTCTTACTTAGGTCTTTTAGATGGAACAATTTTTTAGAAGACTTAGACATTCTAGCCCCTGTCATTACTGTTCCATCTTTGTGTTTATGTGTTTTGCCAGACCATACTGTTCCGTCACGTAAATAATGTTTAACACCTTTCATGACCTATATCCTCCACCAGCTTCTTTGTAAGCTTTTGCAAGCATCTGTGCTTTACGGGCGGACCATTGACCTGCCGCACCCCCTTTGCTTCCAGCTTTAATCCTTGCAAAAAGACGCTTACGCAGAGCAGGTTTAGTATAATTACCTGCCTCATTTACTTTAGAAGTTTTCTTTATTTTGGAGCTTGCTTTTGATCTCGCCACGAGTTATTCCTATGTCTTTTAAAGCACTGTCTGACATATGTTGTAGCTGCCAGTATGCTACTCTTCGTTCTTGTGCTTTTTGTATTGTTTTGATAAATTTCTTGAACATGGTATCTCTCCTTATGTCTAACCACAAGGACAGTTATACCATGTTCAAGCTTAAATAACTACAGCTATAATTGCAACCCCGCTATGCAGGATTAAAATATCATCCCCACCGTAATAGTAGCAGGGAAGATTAAGTGTGTCAAGGGCTACTTCTTTCTAGCCATACCACCTTTGTTCATAGGCTTTTTCTTAGTTACAGAACCACCGTACATATAACCAGATTTCTTAGCCATTCCACCTTTGTTCATTTTAGCAACAGGTTTCTTTTTAGCTAAACCACCCCTGTTTGCTTTCCACATATTTGCATACATAGAAGAACCAATAGTACCTGCACCACTAAGCCTTAAAGCTTCTGCTTGTGTTTTAGGTAAACCTGCTGCTACTCTTTGTGCAGGACTCATATCTTTCCAAGCTTGAAGAGTAACAGTTTTCATTTTTCTTTTTTGTGCTGGTGCTGTACCAAAACCGGGGTCTCTTCCGCGTCCTCCACCGACTCTATCTTCAGGTGCTTTACGGATTCGTCTTCCACCTGCTCCCGTACCACGACCACTATACTCTTTTTCTGTTTTCTTTTTAGTAGTAGTTTTTTTCTTAGTGGTAGTAGTGGCTGTTCCCGGCTTCTTACGCCGCGCGCCTTTAAGAGAAGCAAGTAGTCCGGGTTTACCTTTAGTACCCATCTTACCATCAAAACCTAACAAGTCTCCTAGATAGGTATCTTCAAAGCCAATGCTTTTATTTCCGCTTGTGTCTTTAAGATCACGTTTACCACCAAAACGGGGGTTCTTTTTCTTTTTCTTCTCAGCCATTAGCTTCTTCCCTTTTTAAGATTGTTTACTTGTGACTTAACCATGCCACCCATGTTGTAGGTCATAACACCTTTTTTAGTCATGCCACCTTTGTTCATTTTTGCATCTCTAAGAGATGTTGAAAGAGCTTTTTGTGCTTGACTGGGAGGTCTAACACCTGTTACCCTGCGGTCTTTTTTATTACCAAATTCATCGTCATCTGAACCTAAATAGATCTCATTCACGCCCCTTCGTAGCGTAGCTTCTGCCTTTAGGTCAGACATAGTGCGGCCTTTACTGCTATTCATTGGGGCATTTGAAAGTTCATCAGGCATACGTGATTTACGATCTGCTCTACGTTTTACTTCAGCCTTTGGTCCTTTTGGTCTATTATTAGGGCGCTTAGAAGGCCCAGAACCAGTACCAGTTCTAGTATCAGCAAGAAGTTTATCAGCCTCCTCTTTGCCTTTTTGCATAGCAGCACGTTTATCAGCCATATCTTTTTGAGCTTTTGCTATATCTTTTTGCAACTTTTCAACTTGTTGTGCAGGAGACATTGCATTATTGTTTAAAGCTCTTTTAGGAGTAGTAGTTTGCCTACTTCTTTGTTCATCACTAATTGCATCTTTTTTCTTTGGTGCTTCTTTTTTCTTAGGACGTAACTTTGGTCTTAGAGATTTTGTAACGCCTGTCTCTCCAACATCTTTACCTTTGTTCTTAGCCCAAGCAGTAAGAGCGCTACCCTTATACTTGCCTTTATTCTTTTTCTTCCATGCGTTAAGCTGTTCTGCAGTTACTGCAAGTTTTTTAGTTCCATTTTTATCGTAAAAATAAAGGGAACCAGCTTTTTGAGCTGCACTAACACTCCTATGTTTTTTAGCCATGATACACTTCTCCTATGCCTTACCAGCGTTTTTGTTGCGAGGGAACGACCTGTTATTAGTTTTACTTTTAACAGATAAATTACCCATAGAGTTATTCATAGGGTTGCCATCTTTATGATCAACATCCCTACCATCACCCTTAGTTACCGCACCATTTTTTTCTAAAGTACGTCTAGCTCTTTTACGAGCAGCATTCTTAGCTAACTCTATAGGAGTACTTTGTAGTTGGCGTTCTCGTTTATAATTACGATCAGAGGTAACATCACCTCCAATACTGTATCCACTTTTATTATGAACGGTTTTAGTAGGAAAAAATTTAGCTACCATTTTACTTTATCCGCCCAGTAAGCTGCACTCAACTTACCCTTCTTAATATTTTTCCCGTGTCTTGCTTTAAAGGATGCACGTTTTTTCTTCATGCGGTCAGATTCACCCGTTTTGGGCTTCCCTGCCGTTTTAGCTCCCTGTTCACCGAACCTGATGAGCTTGATGGTTGTACCTTCTTTTGCAAGTACGGCATGACTTTTTTTCGGGTGATCAGGGGTACGCTTCGGCTTGTTATAACCTGCAAACTTCTCTCCTCGGTAGGTAATGCTCATTGTTTATCTTTCACTCTAGGTAAGCAGTAGGCGACAACCCTATCTTCTGGTGCTATGCCGTGTGTGCTGTAACGTTTTGTTATCTCTCTAGCATAATAGTTGCAATGTTCTATGTTGTCAAACACCATACTATCTTCTATTAATTCCCTAGTTGCACCTAGGTACACCATGAGAACAAAGGTGTACATTACATCATTTCAAAATGTGGTGCGTCTATAAATGGTCTACGACCTTGTGAACGACGAACATCAACATAGGTGTTCATTGCATCTTCCATAGAACCATCCCACTCAGCAATGTTACCTACTGTCCAAGCTGCTCCCCACTTAAGTGCTACACCTTTTTGTTTAGCAGCAGCAGCCATAGCATCAGCAATCTCATCATACTTATTTAACGACCAAGTAACGTTAGGTCCAATATAAGCTACAAGGTCTACTGCACGACCCTCTAGGTGCTTACTCTTCATTGTTTGTGAGGCACCACTAGCAACAAGCTTCTCTTGTTCCTCTACAGTACGCATACCACAAGTTACTCCAAAGTCCACCTTGGTTAAAGTAATAGCAGTCTTAACTACTTCTATTAACTGAGGATTAATACCTTCTAGTCTTCCTTCACTACGTGATGATAGTTTAAACGCCATTAGTTTTCTCCGCTATGAGCTTTGATTGCTCTCGTATTTGTTCCTGCTGCTTTTCCAAAATAAGAAACTGTTTATCTAGCTCAGAAAGCTCTGGAAGCTGAACGACATTACTTCTTCCCAAAGAACTTACTCACTGAACGCATCCCTATAGAAGCTGATACAATTCCACCTAAAGCAATCTGATACCACTGTGGCATAACCTCTAAGGATTCAAACCCTCTTGCTACTATATCATTTCCCCAATCACCACAAAAGGCTAAAATTAAAGGAATAGAAAACAACAAAGTAATCCATTCGTCCTTCCAAGAGTTCTCAGTAGCTTTAATAGCTTCTATGTCCCAGTCAATCTCACCTGTAAGCTGTTTCTTCTTAATTTCAGCTTCAGTAAGTTTGATCTGTGTCTTACCATCTATAATAGAAGTAGCTAATCCTGTTAGACTTCCTATAAGTTGACCAATCATTTGTTATTGTCTTTATTTTTGGGTGTACCTTTTTGTGTTGCAGGATTAGAAGCTCCTAGATTTTTAACATAATTTAAACTTTTTTTAAGTGCGCTCCCATAACCTAATGCAAGTTTTTCACCTGCAGTGTAATTTCCTGCATTTTGTCTTTTTTTTCTGTTTGCATCTGCCACTTTTTTAGAAGCTTTTTGAAGCCTTTTTTCTGCAGCCATCTGCTGATACTCTTTTGAGTATTCTTCTTTTTCCGATTTAGTCATATACTTCTGTAGTTTTTTTCTATCTTCACTCATTTGTACTTTTCCCTGTATGCTTCCTCAAAACCCTCTTCATGTATAGGAGCTTCGTGGTTTCCCCAAATCCTATGGAGATAGCTGTCATGTACTTCTACGTAATCTTCTTCACTGTACCCATCAGGAGCTAGTTGTCCCTTAATGATCCACATAAACCTATTTACTTCTTTGTGTATGGGACTCTTAGTGCTTCTCATTGCCAAGCCATACAGCAAAACAACCAGTTAAAGCTCCCATACAAATAGATACTAAACCTGACTGCTGTATAGAAGGATCAGGTAAGGTCATAAACCAATGAACTGCCTGATAAGTTAATACTGTTACTGCTAACATCATAATACGAGGCATAAGCTGCCACTTAAGTACACGTTCCATGATAATCTCTGGCATTATTCCCAATCCCTTTTAGTTCTTGGTTGAAATACGTCTTTAGCCTCTAAGTGTCCCTCTAAATACATTGCTCTCTCAACGTGATCTAAAGTATACTTGACGCCTGTATCTTGAAATATTGCTTCTCTTACATAAAAAACATCTGAACGAGGAATATGACACAATCGTAGTCTTGCTTCATCCTCATCTGCTAATGCTAAATAGAAATTTTCTATGACTTTGTCACTGACATACCGTTTAATCTTTGACATTGTGCTAGTTATATCCGATAAAGGGTTCTTTGTCAAGAAGAAACGACAAGAAAAAGTTACTTCTTCTTACAAAACTAAGCTACTTAAAGTTTTTATATATTTATCTCTAGGAAGTAGTAGTATTTAGTATACATATAAATACTTTAAGTAATACTATAAGTATATTATATAGTAAACCTACTACTATTGTCAACCCCATAGTGAAAATAAATTTATATTTATTGACAGATTCCTTTCTTTCGTTTCCTAAAGGTACTTACCTCCTACTACTTACCTAGAAATAGTCCTGAGAGGCTCTGAGCTGCTCTCTAAGTACCCTTCTCTGCATTTCTGGACATAGGGTACCTGACCTGGGTACTAAAGTGCTGTACGGGCTTCCTATGGGCTTTAACAAAGTATCTCCCTATTAGTGGTCGGACACTTTAAACTGGACTTATCGCCTAACCCTAACTGGACTTATTT